TTGCTAGTATTGATTGTGGGAGTAATTGCGGATGCGGGAGGAGACTTCAACGTAGTTGTAGTATCTGATTGAGTAGTAACTGTACTTGTAGTAGTCGAATCAGTACGGATAGTATCATCAAGAGGAGCTTCTTGGGCTGTAGCTGAAAAAGCTACAAATGTAGCCAAAATTAATACAAGTAAATACCTCATAATGATCTATCCCATTGATTCAAAACTAAATCAAAATTTAGTGTACAAATACTATTTCCAGTAGTTCCGAGAGCACGAAAGTCAATATCACTTTTTTCCATTAAAGTAAGAGGAACTGAAAACTCTTGTCTCTGCACACTTTCATAGATTGACATTTCACTCTTAATTCGAAAAGCTCCTGTTCCGCCGTCTCTTATATACAAACTTAAATTAGCATTATCCAGTTTTCCAACACCGGCAGTATAGTTTAGTAGATATCCCAATCTTCCTGCGGGAACAGTATAAACTGCCATTAAAGTTTGTGCTTTTCCTACATCAATTTGAGCAACAATAGTTCCTGCATGGCTCACCGTCCTCGCCCTAATTACTCCTGCATTTGTGTCGCTGTACACCATACGAAAAACTCTACGGAATGTATTCGTAGTAGTGATCTGTGAAGGTGATCCCGATAAACTTACAGTTTCAGTAAGTGGAAGCCAGTCTGAATCTAATCCTTGAATCTGTACAGAGCCATCGTCACCACCAACGGTACTAGAAACGTAGAGAGTTTGAGGAGTGTTTAAAGCTGACCAAGGGTATAAACCTCCCGCCGACCAGAGACTTTCATCAGACCCAGACAAAGCCCCATTTGATCCAAATTTATGAATGTGGGACCAATATCTTCCGTCTGTTCTTTTCTTTATATTCGATAATGCGTGTATTCCTATCATTACCATTTCACCTTATCGGCCCAGTATGCTGCTGACATTTTGCCTTTTGCTATATTCTTGGCGTGGCGGGCTTTAAAAGACCTGCGACGAGCGGCATAAGAAGCGCTTTCACCCTTCTTCTTGGGCGAACCTTTCACTCCCTGTTGACCAAAACGAATAGTCTTCACCTTACTACCAACCTTTGCAACAACAACGTGAGATTTTTTCGGATGTTTCGGAGTTCGTTTTGGTTTATTATACGCAGAAACCCCCGCTCTTTTGAGGCGAGGGTCTTTTTTACGAACGCTTCTTTTTCTTGCTGCCACGTTTCTTTCTCTTCTTCTTAAACCCTGCTTTCATCAGAGAATAAGCCTTGGGTGAGATAGTAGATTTTTTCTTCGATCTACTAATACCCTTTTTACGTCGGCGGTTGATATTTGCATACAAACCACGAGCAGCCATTAGTATTTACGCTTTTTAGAAGACTTTTTACGCTTCTTCTTTTTCATTGAGTGGTGAGCCATAAAAACTCCTTCGAGACCTTGCGTTAGAATTAACGCAAATGTATCCAATTCTGTTGCCAAGCTGGATACCCACTCCGCAATACACTGTTTAGGCAGCTATTGCAAGATCATAAACTTCATCGTTTGCGTTTATGTTTAATTTGGCTCTATCAGTACCTATTCACACAATGTCGAAACTGAACTCACCCCCGTCGAATTTTTATTGGTGGAGGTGGAGGGACTTGCACCCTCGTCCATCATGCTTTAATGAACTAAATCATCAAGCCCTTTTTTGCTCTGGTAATCTATCTGAAGGTGTAAGCAAGAAATCAATCTGCCCACAAGAAACAACAGTAGTGCTCTCTTCAATACATTTTCCACAACGCGAGCCAACTTTATTTATGAGGAAAGGCTCTTTTAGAAGATCTTTCTCTGAGATATTATTGCAAATACAAAGATACATCTTCTCTCCTCGTTGAATTAGGGCGGGGGCGCATAGAGCTTTAAGTCCTATTCTGTGCGGTGGTCGGACACCCCCTGGTGGTCGGTGAGGTGCAGTGCGTAGTAAGTTTACGTCTTAGCTGCTTCCGTGACAGTTTCCCTCACCTGCAAGAACTATTTACTAGTATAATATTTCCTACATTCTTGATGACTTTCTGCGATTCCGTCTAAGACTTCCTGCGCGCACTTTTCATCAAGTTTTCGGTTGCTATCTTTTACAAGTATAGCTCCGACTAATATCATTGCAATTACCATTCCTGGCATTATGTTCTCCTTCGTTACTTTTAATAAGCCCTCGCATTCACTCAAAGACTCATTAAAAGTGACTGTTTTAAGTAACAATGTAAAACAGTCGAAAACATTGCCTCCGTCGAGGTTGCACCTGGATTAGATCCTTTTGATTAACGTGGCGTGCATACACGGAGATGTTCTACGAGTTCTCTTCTCGTGCCCATAGGAATTGGTACCAATTTATGGGGCGATGGGGTCATTAGCTCCCCAAGAGCAGTTTATATCCGCATCGGACTGCCTTACCGAAGAGCAAAATTACGATGATGCTGCAACGTCTAAGTTTTTATACCAGTCTAGAGCTGGGGTGGGTCTCTTAGCGCCTACCAGCTACTGAACAATTAACCCGTAAGTCAGAGAGGGCCACGATAAGGCTCGTGAAACCGCCATCCTTTTAACTGGAGGAGGCAACCAGTGGATTTTTTCAGAGATTCCTTCTCAATTTCAATAAGGATATTATACAAGTTGTGAGGTTGTAAGTCAAGAACTTTTTTTCACTTGGGGTCAAAAAATTCTTCTGTAGGGATTGTTACTCTGTAGTCTTCTCCCTCAATAGTAAGTGTATAAGTAATAGTATCATAGTCTGGGATATAAGACTCTACGAAACCTTCCCCAAAAACTCTATCTATAGTTTTTTTCTCTTTCCATCTTTGGAAATCAATTACGTTAGACTTCATAGAGCGCTTCTTAGTAAGCCGTAAGCGATTACAGCGAACATAGCAAATCCACAAACTAAAAATACAAAAACTTGGTCAAACCACTTTTCCGCAAATTTTTTAAAAATAGTCTTCATCTGTTCCAAATCCTGCAGATGCAAGTGCATCACCGTCCCAGTCAAATAAAGCGTCGTCTCCATCACTGTATGATTCTTCGATTCTCATCTCATTTACAATGACTTGTTGAACTAAATCCCAAGCATAGTCAGCACTAATGCTTAACTGTACTGAAACTTCTGCTGCAATTTCTTCCGGTTCTTCTTCCCATAGTGCGAGAACAATGCTCTCTGCTTCTTGGTATAATTTATCCATATTACTCATCTACCAATATCTCGTATATTATCTTTTGAGATTACCATGTAGCCGCCTTTATTATAGGCTATAGCTACAGTATGATTCTTACTTTCTTCTCTACGCCAGTCATCTCGTGGTCGTGGAGTATACTTTGTAAGAGGTGCGCTAGGATACTTCTTTTCTTCTCGTTTTGCAAAAAGAGGCTTATCCATAGGTTTAAAAACAGGCTGCACTTTTTTACTCTTTGAGACGATTCGTCGTCTTCCTGAATAAGTATAACCTATACTTCCTTGAACAATCATAGAACTCTCCCAATTAAAAATAATATTATACAAGCGAAGAGCAAGAATGTCAAGAATTATTTATGCGTTATCAAAGAAAAAAGTTTGAAACAGCCTGCCATTAGATACCGAATCTCCAAAACCTGGCAGATCACTTCTATGGTAGAGTAGACCATTATATATTACAGCTCTATTGTACACATTGGATATTATATCCGTTTTTACCCATGAATTGCTCCAGGGCTTAGGAGTTTTCCCCCCCTTTTTAAAACTTTGTCTTTTACCTTCATAAGAGTAAAAAGCCGTTCCAGAGTTAATCGGAGCGTTCGGTGTTAAGTAAACCACGCAAGCCCAATCTGTTGCATCGCTGTGTATCCAAGTCTCGTCTTGTTCTAAAGTAAGTTGGAAAGCGGTGTTATATCCCAAGTTGTTATAGTCCCACGGTTTTATTATCGGGGGTATAAGGTTTTGAAAAGTATTAAATACACTTTCTAATACTTTCAAGTTAGACTCGGGAGCAGTTCTTCTCCCAGGGTAATTACCTTCAATAGAAAAATTCAAGTTTTTAGCGTACTCTCTGACAGAATCAGGATTAGAGTAAAAATCATCTACAACTATTATATTAGTATTCATTATTTAGTGAACTCCAGCCATCCCGTCATAACGTATTTATCATTACTGATAGGAGGGTTTCCTCTGTGAGTATGCGTATACCCTGCAGGCCATATTAAGAGAGTCCCCCTTGTAGGTTTAATTCTTTTATGCTGATACAAAAACTCGGTCTCTCCCCCCTCTTCTACATCGTTTAAATACACCATCCACGTTCCTAATCTGGCAGCTCTGTCCCTACAATCTTGCTCAAAATGCCAAGAGTGATACCCTTCTCCTATTGTAGTCTTTTGGATTTTTAAAGTTAAAACGGTGTGGGCGCCACAACCATATAAAATACTATAAGTATCACAATACTTATAATACTCCGGCCAAAAAGCGCTTGTGAATTGGTCTTGATAAATAGAAAGTCTATCTAAGCTTAGCCCTAAAGTCGTGCTCAGTTCTGGAGTTACAAAAACTGCTGTATCGCTCTTCTCGTGGGCGGCATTATCTCTTTTATGAGAGGCCCCCGCATTATTAGACCAC